AGCAAATCGTAGCAAGTGCTAAGCAAAACGAAGCAGATAAGATAAGATTAGATGAGATAAGAGAAGATAAGATTGAGATACAAGAGAAGAAGAAGAATACTTGTGTCCTTTTTGACCAATTTTGGACCCTCTACCCCCGTAAGACCAGCAAGCAGTCCGCATCCAAAGCCTTCGCCAAGTTGAAGGATGAAGACCAGCAGGCAGCCATCAACAACATCTCCCGCCTCTACTCCGAAACCCCCGTCCAGTTCGTTCCCCATGCGGCCACCTACCTCAACCAAGGAAGATGGGAGGACCAAGTAATTCCCCGCAATGCTACCTTCAACCCACTAAACCAAACCGACGATGAACCCTTACCATCTTACCGCTGAAAGACGGCTCCTGTCCTGCCTCATGGACACATTCACGAACCGAGCGGTCCTGCTCCTTCAAATCCCCGAACGCCTATTCACGGGAAACCATGTCCTCGTATATCGGGCCATTGAATCCCTCCACCGAGCAGAGCGACCCGTGGACCTTGTGGCCGTCCACAAGCATTTAATTGACAACGGGCAGGCCCATGTCATCGCTGAATTTGTGGACATCCTTGACGGCAACACGCTGACCTCCGACTGGAAGGTGTACGCCTCCGACCTCAATGAGGCTTGGAAACAAAGGGAGGAACAACGCATCATGGACGAGTTGGCCCATGACCGTGACATACCTAAAGCCTTCGCCCGCTATCAATCCATGCAAGCGATTGAAACCAACGCCACCGAAACCACGGCCCACGAACTCGCCAAGACCTACCTCATGAACATGAACGAGGTAAGGGAAGGCAGACGCAAGGATTCTATCTTCCCCACCTATATCAGCCCGATGGACCGAATGATGACGGGATTTAAACCCACCGAATTTATCCTCCTTGGCGGTCGTCCCGCAATGGGCAAGACGCTCTTGGCCCTGCAAATAGCCATGAATCAAGCCATGGCCGATATTCCCGTGGTGTTCTTTACGCTTGAAATGTCAGCGGAGCAACTGACCCAGCGGATGCTTTCCAACCTCGCCACCATGGACGGAGCGCACTTTCTCAACCCAACCGAGCGAATCAGCACCAAGGACTTTTTGGACTTGGGTCAAAAAGCGGACCTGCTAAAATCCAAGCCGTTGTATATCGTGGACTTGCACCAAGCGAACTTGGACCGTATTGAAGGCGAAATCGCCAAACTCAAAACTAAGTACGGAATCTGCGGATTTTACCTGGACTACCTGCAACTTGTGGAACCCACCAAGATTGACAAGCCCAAGCCAAAAATTGAGCAGATGACCAATATTTCCAAAACCCTTAAAGCAATCTGCAAACGGCAGAAGGTGTTCGGGGTTGTCGTGTCATCCCTATCCCGTGCAACCGAAGGAAGAAGCGACCATCGCCCCATCATGTCCGACCTGCGAGAAACGGGGCAGTTGGAGTTTGATGCAGACAAGATTGGCTTTGTTTACCGACCTTATGAACACGACAGGAACCAGCCAGCGGATTTGATGGAGGTCATCGTCCGCAAGAACCGCAACGGTTCCCTTGGCATCGCAAACATCCAATGCCACCTTCCCTATACCAAAGCCAACGAGTACCCACCTAATTCGCTATGATGGACGAATACAACCTCCAAGCCGCCTGCGTCAAGTTGTTCGCTTTAATGCGACCCAACGAGCAGGGGCTGCTATTCCTTAACCTCAACAACCCCCGCTCCCGCTCCAACGGGTTCTTCCTAAAGGGCATCGGGCTAACCGCTGGCGTGGCTGACATGACCTACCTATCCCCGAAGGGTGCGGTGTTCTTGGAATTTAAAACGCCCAAGGGCAAGCAGTCCCTATCTCAAAAGTGGTGGCAGGGAGTGGTTCAGGAGGCGGGGTACAGGTACGAGATAATCCGAAGCGTGGAAGATTTCCAGCGGGTGTTGGCTGAATGTGGGTAGGTTGTGTATATGTTTGCTGAACCTAAACCCCTAACCTATGAAACCAACCCCCACCGATTTCCGCCGCTGGCAGATTCACATCCGCAAGGAGTGCGTGTCTTGCAGCCGTCCCGACCGCTCCGAAACCATTTCTCCGTGGAGAGTGAACTGGACCCTCCTTGGAAGAATCCTCCAAGCCAAAAACGCCTGACTATGCCCTGGATAAGACCCCAAGACCGAATGCCCCAAGACGGCGAACCCGTGCTGATAACTGACAAGGAAGGACTACAAATAGTCGCTTGGTGGAGACCAACGCACGATATGTGGTACTCTGGGGATTTTTCTTGGTTCACCAGCGAAGTCCTTTATTGGATGCCCATCCCCGAAATCGTTTAAGCCATGAAAACCGCAGACGAAATACTCGCAGAACACGAGGACGCCAACGAAATGCACTTCCACCAAGTTGACCGTGAATGGGTCATTAAAGCGATGGAGGAGTATGCAAGGCAAGCATCTCAAAACCATTTTTGCGATTACATTATCACATCCTACCAAGGACACAAAGTTCTAAAATGCCTTTACTGTCAATCAATAGCATCCCCAGCATGACCCCCACAAAAGAAGAACAACTTGCTGCGTATGTAAATTATTTGACCGACAAGTTCAAAATCTACAACATTTTTTTTCAGGACTTTGAAGCATGGAAAAAACTGCAATACCCAACCTTACCACCCACACCCCATGACCCCAGCCCTCATCCATCATCTTGTTGACACGACCGCCGCCATCTTCGGCATCACCCCCGACCAAGTGCGGTCCCCGTCACGGGAACGGCCCTGCGTCATCGCTCGGAACATCGTGGCCGACATCGCCTACAACGAATACTTGTTCACCTTCATGGCTATCGGGAAGGAACTCAACCGCCACTACTCCACGATTATCATCAACTTGGAATCCTTCCACAACGACTGCAAGGCCAAGCCGCAACTGCGATACCTACGGAGGCAAGTTTTCAACAACGCCCAAGAGTATTTGCAGACGGCAGAGGGGGCTTATATCACTGACACTCTGCAACTTCCGTCCACCGAATAACCCGAAACCGCTATCACGCCCAAGGGGTCGGCCTAACCGCTGACCCCTTTTTTTTGCAATCTTTGTGCATGGCATCCGCAGACACCATCATCCTTGACCTTTACCGAAGCGGCGAAATCCGAAAGGCTTGCCTGACCATCACGGGAGGCGACCCGCTTTGGCGTGACTTGGAACAGGAGTGCGTGCTGATTCTGCTGGAGAAAGACCCCGCCAAAATCCTGCAAATCCAGTCGCAGGGCTACTTCAAGTTCTATGTGGTGCGCCTACTGCTCAACTTGTACCGAGGCAAGAACAACCAGTTCGCCCAAAAGTACCGCCACCACGACCTGCTGGAGGAACTGGACCCCGATTCCCCTATTCCCCAGTCCGAGTACGATTCCCTCATGGATGACCTTTGGGCCATTGCCGAGGCGGAAATGGACACATGGGCCAAGGACGGGGCGTTCCCGTATGACAAGGAACTGCTCCGCCTGCACCTGCGGACGGGCAACATGAAGAAGTTGTCCCGTGACACAGGTATTCCGTATCGCTCCATCATTTACTCAATCGACCAAGCCAAGGCCAAAATCAAGGCCGCAATCCAAAACCATGGACACGCTGATATTTCCCCTGCTGATTAGTTCGCTCACCGCCCTCGCAATCGCCGAGTACCGTGTCCTTCCCCGTTGGTTCTACCACACCTATTTCGGAAGGAACAAGCCGTTCTCCTGCGTCACCTGCCTGACCTTTTGGGTTGCGGTGGCCCTGACGCTGCCCACCTGCGGTTGGGTTCTCGCTCCCGTTTACGGCCTCGCATCGGCGGGGTTAACCGTTGTCATCCTGCAACTGACGAACCGATGACCCACCAACTGCACCACGGCGATTGCCTTGAAGTGTTGCGGTCCATGCCCGATTGCAGCGTGGATTCAATCGTTACCGACCCGCCCTATGGCTTGTCTTTCATGGGCAAGAAATGGGACTACGATGTGCCAAGCGTTGATGTTTGGGTGGAGTGCCTTCGGGTCTTGAAACCTGGGGGGCATCTTTTGGCCTTTGCGGGGACGAGGACGCAGCACCGCATGGCGGTGAGGATTGAGGATGCGGGCTTTGAGATTCGGGATATGATTGCGTGGGTGTACGGGTCGGGGTTCCCGAAGTCGTTGGATGTGAGCAAGGCGATTGATAAGAACAATGGCGAGGTAGGAAGGTTGCACAAGTTTACCGAGTGGATGCGCACAACGGGGCTATCTGCAAAACAAATTAATGACGCAACAGGGACCTTTATGGGTTCGCATTATTTGACCGACAAAAGTCAGCCAGCGATTCCTACCCGTGCGTTGTGGGGAAAACTTCGACCTTTATGCGGCCTTATTCCAGCTTGGGTTGATGAACTTGTTGACCGCATAGAAGCCGAGCGTGAGGTGGTGGGGCAGCATCAAACCGATATGGGGGGGCTTGGTGGCGAAAGGTTAGGGCAAAAGGGAGGCGACATCACAATAGCCGCCACCCCCGAAGCAAAGCAATGGGAAGGCTGGGGGACTGCACTCAAACCTGCACTTGAACCGATTACGGTGGCTCGGAAGCCCTTGATTGGCACGGTAGCCGAGAACGTCCTGCAACACGGGACGGGTGCGATTAACGTGGATGGGGGAAGGGTTGGAGAACGCTGGCCAGCCAACTTCATCCACGATGGGAGCGAGGAAGCCACCGACCTTCTCAAAGATTCGGCCCGCTTCTTCTACTGCGCCAAGGCAAGCAAAGCGGATAGGGATGCGGGTTGTGATGGTATGGAGATGAAGCAACAAGCTGTATCAGACATAAAGGCTCAACGATATATTGAAGATGTGAATTGTGCAGACGGTAAGTACCAAGCCAGCAAAGCACCTTCCCGCAACCACCACCCCACCGTCAAGCCCACCGACCTCATGCGCTACCTCTGCCGCCTCGTCACGCCACCCAACGGAATCGTGTTGGACCCCTTTAACGGGTCTGGTTCCACGGGATGCGCTGCGGTCTTGGAAGGCTTCCAATACATCGGGATTGAACGGGAGGCGGAGTACATCGCTATATCCGAGAAACGCATTCAGGCACGCTCTAAACAAGTACAGGAGCAACCCAAGCAACTGACCCTTCTATGACACAAGCGGAATATCTCACGGCCCAAAAACACCGCCACTATTGGGACCAGTACCAAGCGGCCTTGTTCATGCGGTTGTCCCCCGAAGCGGTCCACGACTTGCAGACCATCCTCGTGGCCCACGGCAGGCCCAACACAAATTGGTGGTGTGCGGACTGCGTAAAATCGGCCCTCCAATACATTTACGAACAGGCGGACCAGTTCGCCGAAGCCAACCACCACACCGTTACCCATGCCCTCAACCAAAGCCCCCAACGATGAGGCCCAAGTCCAAGCCCGCATGGATTCGCTGATGATGGTCATCACGACGCTCTGCGACTGCATTGGGGCGGTGGACGATTCCAACTCGCCCAACGCTTTTGCCGTCAAGATGAAAATAGTGGACAAGATTGACGAACTGATTGACAAAATAGAATACTGATGCAAACCCTGCCCATCGGCAAAATCAAAGCCAACCCGAACAACCCCCGAACCATCAAGGACGACAAGTTCTTCAAGTTGGTTCAATCCCTCAAAGACCTTCCCGAAATGGCCAAGGTTCGGCCCGTGGTCGTGAATCAAGACATGGTTGTCCTTGGGGGCAATATGCGGCTCAAAGCAATGAAGGAGGCAGGATGGAAGGAAGCCCCCGTTGAGATTGTGGACTGGGACGAGGACAAGCAGCGGCAGTTCATCATCAAAGACAATGTGGGATTCGGGGAGTGGGATTGGGAGATGCTGGCCAACGAGTGGGATGCCG